CGCATGCCGCTGACAGAACCGCGTACACACTCAGGGGAGAAGATAGCGGTTGACTCAACATCTTGCTGTTGGTAAACCATCGCCCACGTCTTTGGGTCAATCAAGCCGCGACGGCGGCGTAGATGTTCGCCGGACCAGCGTGGGTACAAACCGTTCTCGTCTGGCAGGGTATCGTCTGCATCCCATGGACGGTCAGACTTAGGCCAGAGGGTAACCCAATCCTTTGGGTCATCGGCAAATTCTAAAACTGCCGGCATGGCAAGGTATGTCCATGGCGACTTGTTATCTGGGTAACGCTCAGGGTTACGCATCTCGCGGTATAGATCCATTGGGTCTACGCGAGTGCCGACAACCAAAATCTTTCCCGTTGGACCAACACGTGTCAAGACTTCCTGTTGAATCCAGCGAATCTGCTTTTCGTACTCGCCAGCGTTGGCGAGAGTCACGCAGTCGTCAAGGATGATTAAGTCGGCACGTGCGCCGTAAATCTGTCCGCCGATGCCGAGTGCCTGAAGCGTAGGGTCTTTTTCACCCGACTCGCGCTCAAGGTAAATGGCGTCTTGCGTCCACTTCTCAGCGGTAGCTTTGAAGCCTTCCACTGGAGCGTATCGTCTTTGAAGCTCTGCCCATTGGGGAGAGGTAAGCCGCTGCTTGACGGCATAAAGAAATTCCTTTGCCATCGACTGCGTCTTAGAGACAAGCTTAATTCGAACATTGGGATTGGTAACAATCCGATATGTTACATAGTCGATAGACACGGTCATGGACTTAGCATGTTCCGGTGGCATGTTAACCAAAACGTAATTTTTGAAGTTTGGCTCGTAGGTCATGTTGCCATGCAGCCAGGCGGGTTCGCCTTCCTCCAGCAGGGAGGTAATGTTACGTTGATGGTCGAAGGTCTTGCTGTTCAAATACTTGAGGCGGAATTCCTCAAAGCTGATATTGGCATCCTCGTCGGCGATAACGCCTTTTCGGCGCTTGATAACTCGCGCCAAATCAATCGCCTCTTTAAACTGAGGGTCGGATGCTCGGTAGTACTCATAGGACTTGACGGACTTGCCGACTGCGCGGCAAGCGTCTTCGACGGTAACGCCGTCGTTGATTAGCTCAACGAGGCGTTTCTTTGCCTCAGGCGCGGACAAGCTAGCGCCTTCGACAAGGCGGTACTTCGATGCGTCTTTAATTGCCATTGGGTGAAACTCTCCTTTGGCATAAGTTTATAGGTATCCCACTGCGAAGCATTGCCTGTGGGCAATGTCGTGGATTGTTTAGGGGGCGCCGCCAGGCGCCGCCTGTCGTCTTGCCTATGGGTTAACGAGCAGGGCCATAAGCCCTGATCGGTTGTTCGTCTCATCGGCAACCTCGCTGTGAGGCTCGGCTGCGATGAAGCCGAACTAACGGAGCCGTATTTATTTTATCCCCTATATATACTAAGGCGGGATAAAACCGCTTTATCCCGCTTTGGAGGGGGTGATTTATGTCACACGCTCTAAAGTCAGTATTTTATACTGCTTATGGTCAAAAAATAGTTTATGCGCCGTCTTAATATGTGAGACAAAATACCGGTATATGGATCTAATATTTAGAAAAAATATTTTGGTGGATAGTTAATACATATATCACTCGTAGTTAAAAACCCTCGGGTTGAGCGTGGCACGGCTCGGCTTTGCCGATTATTACCCTGACCCTGACCCGTCAGAACATCGCGTTAACACCAGCCTTTGCGGCTCGTTTCGGGGCGATATTGCACCGTTATAGAACCGTTTCGGGGGCAGAACGGACGGTTTCGGGGCGTTAAGCGGCGTGTGTGGGGAAACTGTCCACCTGCACCAATCCGCCAATCGCCTGACTCGATCAGCCCTAATCAGCACCAAATCGGGCAAGCCAATCCGTCACGATCAGCCGATGGCATCGATGACCAGGACGATGATTGATTGACCGGTGGGCTAGCACTCGCCGCCCCTAAGTGCTAATTGTCGACAAATCTACAGGGCTAACCGCCCTGATTTGATAACGAAATTGTTATGAAACTAGGCGCAAATGGGCTTGACACGTTGCACCGGTCAGCTAGGATTGCCCTGCGGGCAACCGAACGAAAGGACAAGACGTGGACGATTACAAGGGTCTGAGCGTGGGCGACGTCTGCATCGTCAAAGGATCAACACCCTTTGCGGGCATGAAGGCAACCATTATCAAGCTATATGTTCACCAATTCGCCAATATGAAAGCACCAAAAGCGTATGCTTACGTCAAGTTCCCTAACGGCAACTCGTGGGATTTCCAAATCTCAAAGCTCACCAAAGAGGTAAAAGCATGAACGCAAGCACCATATCAAAAGCCATCAAGGCAACAGGCCTGCCCAAAAGCGAGATATCTCGTGGGCGGGTGTCTGAGTTACGATCAGAAGGCTACAAGGTCAGCAAGGACGGCAACACCATCGTGGTGTCGTATTTGCCTTATAGCACCATCACTAACGAGGCAAGCCGCGAGGCTTTCCGCATCCGTCGATTCCACGCCATCGAAAAAATGTTCATTGAGCTATCAGCATGTGGCTACGATGCAACTCTTGATTGGCCTACAATAACCATCAACGCATAACCAAAAGCAAAGGACAAGAAAATGGACAAGACAATCATCAAGCCATGTGGCACGTGCAACCTATGCCACTACAACGCCCCCACCTTGCTCGATCAATGTATGTGGCGTCAGATGGAGGACATCAAGCGCGGTTACGCCTACAAGCTCGAAAGCATCGGATTCCCCGCTGAAGAGCTGATGACCGCCGTAAACGTCTGGTTTAACCATAACTACACCTTCGCACAGGCGGTGAAGGCATGACAATCAGCTATAGCAAAAATCAATACGGCGCATGGGTATTGTCCGCCGTCATCAACGGATACCTAGAATCGCAGCAATTCTACGGCTACACCAAAAAGCAAGCCACGCAACTATTCCGTCAGCAATTTAAGGTGGCAGCATGATTGAGACAATCATCAAGAAAACCCACAACGGCAAAACCGTGTGGGCAACACCAGACGGCAAGCTCGGCGCTTACGCCTTCGGGAAATGGTGGCTGGTCAAGAACCTTGCCACCGGTCAAGTCGTACACAAGTGCAAGAACCTCATCGAATCAAAAGCCTATATGAGTAAGGAAATCAGCGCATGAAATCTCCTGCCTACCTCTTGACCCGATTCATCGTTCGGTCTGCCTTCTGGACGCTCCTCTTTTGGGGCGTCTGGCAGGTTGTAACACATCTCTGGTGGACCGGTCAAGGCTTCACCTGGTCAACCAATCCATTCGGCAACTAGATCCAGCTCATAGCTCACGGCTCGCGCCGTGGGTTATGAGAAGGCGCTAGCCTTCTATTAACCCAATCGAAAGGACAGAAATGCAAAAGATTCAGATAAGCGATTCAGCTCTCCAATTCGCGCAGGATTTTCTGCTCGTTGTGGAGAACGATTACAAGGCTTATACAACCATCCGCGAGCTGATCGCGGAGAGCAACTACCTAGACGCCGCCGATCAGATTCGTGATTGGTTCGAGTCGAACATCGACAAGGTGGCAGACCTTGCCCACACCGCTTGTGGTGAATTGACCGGTCTATTGGTCCGTCAGCTTCTCATGTATTGGGGTATCGATCCATTCGTCTATATCGCCCAATCCCTCAATGAGGACATGGCGGTGTCAGCATGAACCACAAGCATGAATCATGGGGAACTGAAATCGTATTGGTACGCCGTGAATCAGACGATTACACGATGGTATCGGCTCAATGCCCTTGCGGCGTAACCCTTATCCGCGAAACCGCACCACAAGGCTCAAAATACAATTGGAACGATTGGAGAGTGACGGCATGACCCGTTGCGTTGATTGCGGCATCGGCTTAGCCAGCGGCGAGATATGCCAGCCGTGCCAGACTGCCCGCTTTGCGCCGGTCTGCGGTGACTGCCTCTATCCGGTAGCCGAGGGGTGCAACTGCGCCGATAAGTAGCCCCGACAGAACAGACAGTTACCCTGCGCCACGCGGCGCGGGGTAGTTGCCTTTATAGGTGCTTGACATACTACCGACCAGCTCGTTACCCTGCGCCTAGCGGGGTATTTTTATCCTGACAGAACAGACATCACGAAAGGTGACGCTAGATGAATACCAAAGAACGGTTAGATAACATGATCAACGGTTTACACAATGCCGTTGCAGAGTCATACGAAAAAGGCTATTCCGATGCCAGCAAGGAAATACTTGGCGAAGCTATCCACGCACTAGAGATTCGACTATCACAAGCAGGCGATAACATCGCACCTGGCCTAGAGTCTGCAATTGCTATCGTCAAGAACTTCATTGCATGATTGTCATACTGATTGCCATACTTGCTGGCTTCACCGGTGCATGGCTAGAAGGTAAACTCTCGGAGTGGGAGAATCGTGATATTTGATGTGGATTTACCAGCCGCCTGCAAAGGCATGGACGGCGATATGTGGTATCCCGAAGCTATCCGCGTAAGCGTTGGCGCCAAGCCATCACCACGCGCACAAGCTACCATTGACGATTCGATTACCGCACTCGCTATCTGCTCCACCTGCCCCATGCAACAGATATGCTTACAAGCCGCCATGGATAATGTCGAAGAATTTGGCATTTGGGGCGGCACTTTTCCCTATGAGCGACACGCTGTATCCTACTTCCGCGAGGTGACAGATCATGGATTTATCTGGCAAGCAAAGATTCGCGGATTCGCAGAACAGAAAGGCTTAGTATGTCCACCAATTCCCAAGCCCACACCAGGGTACGAAAAGCCAGACGGCTCCATTTTTACCTTGCATCACTCGCAACCGTGGGGCTAGTCTGGATTTCCATGCCATACACACCGGTCAAAGAGCGTCTAGCAAGCCCTAAGGGCTACGCTAAGGCACTTTACAAGCGTCAGGGTGGTACGACTAAGCAATGGGTCTGCTTAGAGCGTCTATGGACGATGGAAAGTAATTGGCGGGTCAACGCCGTTGGCGATAAGACAACGCAAGGCAGGGCTATTGGCATAGCTCAGGCTCTACCAGCCGAGAAGATGGCTCAGATGGGTAGCGATTACAGAGTGAACTACCAAACCCAGATTCGTTGGGGATTGCTCTACATTAAATTACATTGGAATAATGATTCATGTCTCGCGCTACGCCACGAGATTCGGAAAGGCTGGTACTGATGGACGAACTGTATTACCCCACGATTAACCCTGCCGATGAGGCATGGAAAGACCAAGCCAACTGCGTGGGCATAGACACCAATCTGTTCTTTACTAGCGGCGAAGGCAAAGGCGATGATCGTGACACCACAATTCTGCGCCGTATCTGCGCCGGTTGCTCAGTCAAGAACGAGTGTCTGGATTATGCGATAAAATATAGCCAGCTAGGATGGTGGGGCGGAACCACCGAGGCGGAGCGTAAGCGCATCCGCAGAAAGGTCAGCTAATGACATACGATTT